GTGCAGATGCCGTTAAAGAATTACAGGAATTTGGAGAGGTTACTAGAAAAATAGGTAATCAGTTCACATTATTAGGAACAAAAATGCTTGTTGCGTTATTGCCTGTTCTTAATTTGCTAACCGCACCTTTCGCTGCACCAGCACAAATAGCAGAAAGAGATAGGCTTGCAGAAATAGGAGGATCAGCAACCGATCCAACATTATTGGCTTTACAAACTGAATTAGCAAATGTATCTGGAAGTGGTCAAGGAAGATCAGGAGCTAAAAATGCAGAAAAAAGAAGAGCAGAACTACGGGCACAGATAGAAGCTAGAAGAGAAGAACTTGCTTTAGTAGGAAAAACTTTAGAAAGGCAGACAACTATAAATATGATTGAAGATTCTAGGTTGAAGAAGGTAAGACAACAAAATGCTTTGTTACAGGCAAAGATTGATGGTAATTATGAGGAAGTTCTATTAGCACAAGAACTTGATGCAAAGATAAAAGAAATGATTGAAGATGGAGCAACTTTGGAAGAACTAGATGTACAAAAAATTGAAAATTTACTAAAACAAAATAATTTATTAGAAAAACAGGCAGAACAAGCCGAAAGAGTAAGGCAACAGTTTAAATCATTAGGTCAATCACTCGCCACAGATGTTGCTGATGGTCTACAAGGTCTTATTCGTGGTACTTCTACACTAAGCGATATGCTCAACAATGTACTAAACAAACTAATTGATGCTGCATTTAACATGGCACTATTTGGTAATCCAGGTGGACAGTTAGGAGGTGGAGGATTATTTGGCTCAATCTTTGGAATGTTTAAAGGGGGAGGGGGAGGTTCTAGTGCTGTTCCTTTTATAACGGATAATGTCTTTAGCACAGGATTTGACACAAGTTTAATAGGTGCTGGTGCTTTTACAAAAAGGGCAAGAGGTGGACCAGTAAAAGGAGGAAGTGGTTATTTGGTTGGAGAACGTGGACCTGAGTTATTTAGTCCAGGTGTATCTGGAATGATTACACCAAATAGTGCTCTTGGTGGTACAACAAATGTTGTAGTAAATGTAGATGCTTCTGGATCTAATGTTGAAGGTGATGAAGAACAAGGTAGAGAACTTGGTCGTCTTATCTCGGCTGCGGTACAATCTGAAATAATACAACAGAAGCGACCTGGAGGAATACTTGCATAATGGCTAATTTCCCTTCAATAGACCCAACTTACGGACAGCGTAAAAAATCTAAACCGAATACCAGAGTAATTCGTTTTGCTGATGGGTATGAACATAGACTTTTATTTGGTTTAGCACAACATCAAAACCCTAAAGAATATTCTTTTACTTTTGAAGTCACGGAATCACAAGCAGATATTATAGAAACCTTCCTTGATGCTCGTGCAAACGATAATGATAGTTTTACTTTTACACCACCTGGAGAAAGTTCATCTTCTGAATTTGTATGTGAAAATTGGACAAAATCAATTCCATATCTTAACAGAGCAACTATACAAGCTACATTTAGACAAGTATTTGAACCAACATCATAATGTCAGTAAATTCAGCAGTATTTAATGATTTACAATCAATAAATCCATCAGCGATTATTGAATTATTTAAGTTAGAATTATCAACTGCAATACATGGCTCAAATACTACTTATCGTTTTCATTCTGGAAGTAGTTTAAATGCTAATGGTAGAATTGTATGGAAAACAGAAGAATATTTTAGATTTCCAATAAAAGCCGAGGGTTTTGCTTTTCAAAAAGGACAATTACCTCGACCAAAATTATTTGTTAGTAATGGCGGTAATGTAGGCAGTTCGGTAGATGGTTTAAGTATTTCAGCAATTCTTTTAACAGTAAATGAAACTACACCTGGAAATGATTTAACAGGAGCTAAATTAACAAGGATAAGAACATTAGCTAAGTTTATTGATGCTGTTAACTTTGCTAATGGACAAAATTCAGATGCCGACCCCAACGCAGAGTTTCCACAAGAAATCTATTATATAGATCGTAAAGCTGCTGAAACTAGAGAACTTGTTGAATTTGAACTTGCAGCCCCTACTGATCTTGCTGGAGTTCGGATTCCAGGTCGTCAGGCCACTCGATCTCTTTTCCCTTCTATTGGTACGTTTGTAGGATGACTTGGAAGTATAAAGCATTACTTCATGCTCAACGTGAAGATCCTAAAGAATCTTGTGGTTTGTTATTAAACGTAAAAGGCAAAGAAAGATATTATCCATGTCGTAATCTTTCAATGACAGATCACCAATGTTTTATTATCGACCCAGAAGATTATGTAAAAGCAGATAATACAGGCGAAATAGTTGGAGTAGTTCATAGCCACCCCATCACTCCACCTGCTCCTAGTCAGGCAGACAAAATTGGATGTGAAAATAGTAAACTTCCGTGGCATATTGTTAACCCAAAAACAGAACAGTGGGCGTATTTAGAACCCTGTGGATACAAACCACCTTTATTGGGTCGTCAATGGGTATGGGGTGTTACAGACTGTTGGGCTTTGATTAGAGATTGGTATAAAGAAAATAAGGGAGTAGAGTTAAGAGATTGGCAACGACCTCACACCCCAGAGGAGTTTTTAAAAGATCCTATGTTTGAAAGATGTGCTTGGCGAACAGGTTTTAGAGAATTAAGAAATGACGAAAAGCTAGAAAATGGCGATTTATTATTTATGAGTATTCTTAATCCAGGATTAAATCATGTGGCATTATTTTTTGAAGGAGATGTAATTCACCATTTAACCGATAGACTATCTTGTAGAGAGCCTTACTCTGAATGGTTGCTAAAATGTACGGGAAAGAGGTTGCGTTATGTTGCGTAAAGTAAAACTATATGGAGAGTTAGCCAAATTTGTCGGACATAAAGAGTTCGAGGTAAAGGCTGAAACAGTAGGTAAAGCAGTTAGTTTTTTAATACATAACTTTCCAGGTATTGAGTCTTTTATGAGTCCAAATTATTACCAAGTAAAAGTTGGTGACTCTGATATTGAAAAAGACGAGATACATTACCCGATAGGTAATCAAGATATTCATTTTATCCCTGTAATAGCTGGTGCTGGAAGGGGTGGTTTAGGAAAAATATTGTTAGGAGCAGTTCTTATAGGTATTGCTGTAGCATCAGGTGGAACAGGTTTAAGTTTAGGTGCAGGAGGTGTTTTTGGTTTTACGGGAGGAAGTTTAGCAGCCGTTGGTGGAAATATTGGTCTTGCATTAGTCCTTTCAGGTGTAAGTGATATGTTATTTCCTTTACCCGAACCTCAAAAATTCAATTCGGAAGAAGATCCTCAACTATCTTTTAGTTTTAGCGGAATCCAAAACACTTCTAGGGCTGGTACACCTATACCAATAGTATATGGAGAAATTATTACTGGCTCGGTGGTGATTTCTGCTGCTATAGACACTAATCAGGTAGAAGCATGACAGACGAACCAAAGATTATTAAAGGTGCTGGTGGTGGACCAAAGCCGCCCCCTGCTCCTTATCGTGCTCCTGATACTTTACATAGTAGAAGTTTTGCTACTGTTCAAGATTTAATTTCTGAGGGTGAGATAGAAGGATTCGCTAGTGCATCTAAAGAAGAACTTACTAAAGGAACTACTGCGTATCAAAATGCAAGTTTAAAGGATGTGTTTCTTGATGACACACCAATACTTGCTGCTGATGCTAATAGTGCTAGTCCTGCGGATGCTGATTTTAATTTCCAAGACGTAACTTTTAAGTCAGAGTTTGGAACGGCAAACCAGGCAGCAATGAGTGGTATTCCAAATATTGATGAAAGTAGGTCTCCCACAGGTGTTCAAGTCACTGTAGTTAATGCCGATGGAACTGAAAGTGGAGGTATAACGGGATCAGTTAATAGACAAATATCAAATACAGATGTTGATGCTGTAATTGTTACTTTAACTTGGCCTCAAATTCAAGTAGCAGAAGATAATGGAGATTTAAATGGAGATACAGTTGAATATAAAATTCAAATTAGACATGATTCTGGCAGTTATGTAGATAAAGTTGGAGGCACAGCAGGAACAGCACGAGTATCTGGTAGAACTGCTGATGCCTACGCTAGAGATCATAGAATACAGTTAACTCCTGGGTTTACGACAGTAGATATACGAGTTATTCGTGTAACAGCAGATAGTTCAAGTTCAAATAGAGTAAATGCTTTTCAATTTACAAGTTTTCAAGAAGTTATAGATAATAACTCAACCTATGCCAATAGTGCTTATACGGCTCTTAGATTAGACAGTAAACAATTTAATCGTATTCCTTCAAGAAAATTTCGTATAAGAGGAATAAAAGTAAGGATACCAGGAGCAGGAGCTAATAATTCTGGTACACCAAATGTTGATATACAAACTGGAAGAATAAATTACCCACCTGGATACGTTTTTGATGGCACTTTTCAAGCTGCAACATATACAAATTGCCCTGCAATGTGTTTACTAGATTTACTTACTAATACTAGATACGGATTAGGTAACCATATTACAGATGCTAATTTAGATTTGTTTAGTTTTGTTGCTGCTAGTAAATACGCAAATACTTTAGTTAATGATGGACAAGGAGGAGAAGAAGCAAGATTTAGTTGTAATGTAAATATTCAGAGTCCTAAAGAAGCGTTTGCAGCAATAAATGATCTAGCTGGTGTTATGAGATGTATGCCAATATGGTCTGCTGGAGGAGTAACTTTATCGCAAGACAAGGAAACTTCGACAAGTTATCTATTTAATTTAGCCAATGTAGGTGAAGGTGGGTTTTCTTACTCAGGTAGTAGCTTAAAAACTAGACACAGTGTTATTTCTGTAAGTTACTTCAATATGGATTCAAAGGAGGTAGATTTTGAAGTTATAGAGGACTCAACAGCAATAGCAAAATTTGGAGTAAGTATAAAACAAGTGAAAGCATTTGCGTGTACTTCTCGTAATCAAGCTGCGAGATTGGGCCGTGCAATCCTCTTCGCTGAACAAAATGAAAGTGAAACAGTTACTTTCACAACTTCTATAGACTCAGGAGTTGTAGTAAGACCTGGTTCTGTTATTGAGATAAACGATCCAGTGAGGGCAGGAGTTAGAAGAGGGGGTCGTATAGTGTCTGCTACAACGACTGCTATTACTATTGATGCAGCAACAGCTACTTCCATTCCAGCATTAGGAGATCCAGCTACTAATCCTACGATTAGCGTTATTTTGAGTAATGGAAATGTCGAATCTAGAACTATCAGTTCTGCTAATTTAGGAGTTATTACAGTAAGTTCTGCTTTTTCTTCAGCACCAAACGCAAATTCTCCGTATTTGCTTTCTAATACAAGTTTACAGACTCAATTATTTAGAGTTATACAGGTAGAAGAACAAGATGATATTAATTATGTAATTACAGCATTGAGTTATGTAGAAGGTAAATACGCATTTATAGATGATCCAAGTGTTACTTTGCCTACAAGAACAATATCTCTTCTAAATCAACCAGCACCAGCACCAAGTAGCTTGACTGTTACTGAAAAAACAGTAGTTATCAATAATATTGCTAGAAGTAAATTAATTGTAGATTGGCAACCAGTACAAGCAGTTACTCAGTATTTAGTAAATTATAAATTTAAAAATGGAAATTATGTATCGCAAGTAGTTTTTAGTTCTGATTTTGAATTATTAGATACTCCTATTGGTGAATACACTTTTCAAGTATTTTCATATAATGCTGCGTTAGTTTTATCGCCTAATCCTGCTGAAGCTACTTTTAATGCTATTGGTAAAACTGGTTTGCCAGAAAATGTAACTGGTTTAACGATTGAGCCAATTAATGAACAGTTTGTAAGATTAAGATTTACTCAATCTACTTCAGTTGATGTTTTGCATGGAGGAAGAGTTTATATCAGGCATACAATTCAGAGTGGAGGTGCTGCTACTTTTCAGACCGCACAAGATGTAATCGAAGCTGTTGCTGGTAATGCTACAGAAGCAATAGTTCCTGCATTGGAGGGTACTTATCTTGTTAAATTTCAAGATGACGGAGGTAGGTTCAGTGCTTTAGCAGCTAGTGTCAGTCTTTCAACAGTTCAACTTATAGATGAAATTACTGTAAAAACGGATAGAGAAGATACAGATGGTACACCATATAACGGAACTAAATCAAATGTAGTTTACGATGGATCGTTAGGAGGATTAAAACTTACAGATCCTACAGCAAATGCTACAGGCACTTACGATTTTGTAGATACATTAGATTTAGGAGCAACTTATTCACTCCAACTGAAGAGGCATTTTCAAGGAGTTGGTTTTTATGTAGGAGATCAATTTGATAATAGAACCGAAAATATTGATACCTGGGATGATTTTGATGGAACAGTCGCAAACGAAGTTAATGCCAAAATTGCTGTAAGAACTTCTACAGATATGAGTTCATATTCTGACTTTAATGATTTTGCAAATGGAGCATTTAAGGGAAGAGGGTTTCAATTTAGAATTACGTTAACTACAACAGATGTTGCACAGAATATGAATCTACAACAAGCAGGATATTCAGCAGTTATGCCTTCTAGAACTGAACAATCTGCTGTTATAGCATCTGGAGCAGGAGCAAAAAATGTTACATTTACTAATAGATTTTTTGTTGGTACTTCTGCTTTAGGTAATTTGAATAATTTTCTTCCTGCTGTTATTATTTCTCCGCAAAATATGGTATCAGGAGATTACTTTGAATTAAGTAACGTATCTGGAACTGGCTTTACAGTTCACTTTAAAAACTCAAGTAATGGTAGTATTAACAGGAACTTTACCTACAGTGCTGTTGGTTTCGGCAAAGGAGGGTAACATGGAGAAAAATAGTATTTAACTGTGGCTGACGTTACGAATTACACAATCGAAAATGCTTCTGGGGCGAATGTAAGAACTGATTTAAACGCTGTTTTTGCTGCGATCCAGTCAAGTAATTCTAAATCCTCTGATTTAGCTACAAGTCAGTGTGTAGCTGGTATGCCTTTTCTTAATACCACTTCAAAAATTTTAAAGATAAGAAATTCAAGTAATGGTGGATTTACAGATATAGGAAATATAGACCAAGCAAACTTAGGTTTACTACCAAAGTCAGGCGGTGCTTTAACAGGAGTTTTAGAACTTGATGACTCTAATAGTATTACAAGTCCAGCACTATGTTTTGACGGGGATGAAGATACTGGATTATTTAGACACGCTGCTAACACTATAGGATTTTCTACTGGCGGTACTTTTCAAGCATTTATAGATGCAAATGGACTTACATTAAGGGATCAAAATGAAGTAAGGTTTATGGAGCTTAGTTCTCAAGGTACAAATCATATAAGTGTTAGAGCACCAAACGCTGTAGCTTCAAATAGACTTATAACATTACCTGATGAAGATGGCACATTATTAACAACAGCTACAGGTCTGCAAGCCACAAACATAACAGGAGTGTTGATGGCGATAGGAAGCACATCTGTTTCCAGGGGTAACACAATTACAGCATTACCTGGGATGCACTCAATTACCCCTGCTGCTGATAACACATATACATTAGGAACTACAAGTTTAAGATGGCGAGATTTATTTACTAACGACTTAGATTTAAGTAACGAAGGAAGTCAAAATGATGTTGACGGAACTTGGGGTTCTTATAAAATTCAAGAAGGAGAGGAACATCTTTTTTTAATTAACAGAAGAAATGGTAAAAAATACAAATTTGATGTTACAGAGGTAGACTAGAAACATGGCAATTATTCCTGGAAAAAAGAATTTTACTATTCAACGTAGGGCAGATTTTCCTATAAAGTTAACATTTAAAGATTCAACGGGATCAGCAATAAATTTATCTGGATACACTGTCGCTGCACAAGTTTATGATGAGTCTCGATCTACAAAATATGCAGATTGGGTAATAACTTACACAGATAGAAGTAATGGAATAATTGATATGAATTTAACTGATACTGCTACTGCAACTTTCACTCCTAGTATTCTTTTTTATGACGTATTATTAACAGAACCGAGTGGTAGCAAGAATTATTATTTAGAGGGTAAACTATTTGTAAGTGAGGGCTACACAGCATGAGCAATTCCAATTCTGTTACTGTTAGTCAAGTTTCTGATGTAACTACAGTTGAACTAACTACAGTCGGGCCACAGGGTCCTAGTTTTTCTAATACAGATACTACTTTGAACGATTCCAACAAAGTAAATGGTTCAGTAGTGTTTTTTGACTCGGCAAGTGGTACATTTAAAGCAGATTCAACTCGTACTGTAGAAAATTTAGTCGATGGAGGTAACTTTTAATGGCTAACACAATCAGAATTAAAAGATCAACTGGATCGTCTAACCCAGGATCTATGGCTAATGCTGAAGTTGCCTTCAGAGAAGGTGATGAGGTCCTAATCTATGGTACGGGTACAGGAGGAGCAAATGGTTCAGCTACAAGTATTATTCCTATTGGTGGTAAGGGAGCATTTTTTGATAAAGCAACAACTAGAAACGCAAATATTGTATTAGC